ACAACAGCATCTGCACACGGATTCTCAAACGGTGACTTGGTTCAGTATCGTACCTCAACAGGCAATACTGCATTGACCGGATTGACTAACGCTGCTAGCTATTATGTTCGTTACGCAAACTCAACAGCGTTCAAGTTGTCAACATCACCAACCAGTGCAAACTTAGATTTGACTGCTGCCGCTTCAGGTGAAACTGGTCATACACTTCGTCGTGTAGGCCAGGGTTATATCACATTGACAGGTGCAGGATTGTTCTTGGCAGGTGACTATGTAACATATGCAGCTGCATCAGGCAATACCGCATTGACCGGATTGACTTCAGGAAGCAAGTATTACATTGTAAACGCAAACTCAACTGTTGTAGCATTGTCTGCAACAAAAGGTGGCAACGCAATCGTATTGACACCTGGCGTATCAGAAACCGGTCACTCAATCACTGGTGAAACTGCAACAGCAGCAGCTGTTCTTTCATACACTGGTCACCAGGTTGCACACGCTGGTTGGGTTCTACGTACAGTAGGAACTGGCGGACGTGCAGGTCGTGTACAGTATGAGACATTGGTTGCAATGGGCTCAATGACTGGCGACTCAGACGATACAGTATTCAAGGACGCCTAATAAATGACAGATAGAGCGAAAAAGATTAGTGAATTACAAGCGACAACATCCGTAGCAAATACGGATAAGTTGGTGGTGTTGAAGGATCCTTCTGGAACTCCATTAACACGCTCTGCAACCGCTAATGTTTTCGCTCTATCTATTGGTCCTATTGCAAGATTGGACCTTCCGGGTGCTGTGCATACATTAGCTAATACAACAGCAACATCAAATGGCACAAGCAATGTCACTTGGTTGTCAGTGTCTAACACATATATGTTCCATATATTGTATACTGCTGTTGATCAAAATACAGGTGACAAGAGTATAGGTGAAATTTTTGTTGCGGCAAATACTTCCGTAGCAAATAGTGAAAATCAATATACTTCTAGAAAAATCGGAAGCAATCCTGTAAATGTATTTGTAAATCCTGCCGTCAATTCGACCATAATTTATATGACATTCAATAGAGATTCTTCTTCAACAGCTAACGTAAAGTTTAATTATAGACTAACAACTTATCCTGGCTAATATATGAATGAACGTCTTGATGACTCAAATTTTATTTTGTACTGTGCTAAACATTATGACAATCCACAATGCCATGATACTGAAGAATTTTACGAGGATCTGAGACGTATTAAATACATTAAGAAATTGATAACACGCTATATCATTACAGGTGAATTGAAAGAACGATTGATATTAAATCATATTATCATTCTTAACAATGTATTTGGACCACACCATCTTTGTCGAATATTATTTCTGAAGATGGAAAAACAACTAAAGTACGTGAAGCCCTTTTTAATTATGTTGGAAATACTCCCTGAACGAGTAAACAACATAGGTAAAGAGGGCAAATTTTTTATAACAGACGAAATAGAAATGGATCTTAAGATAGTAGAGGCACTAAGAAATATATGAATAGTATTAAAGAAGAAGGTGAAGCGATTGCCCCTACAAATTCAACAGCAGGGGTAGCCTCTTTAAACCCTAATGATCCACGTAACCCACCGGTGTTCAAAAAGAAGAAATTTCTTAAGGACATATTAAAGAGAACTAAGGTGAAATGAAGATGTCTGATCTAAACGAATTGTCAAAGCAAGTAAGTGAACTTCGTGCCGATATGGCGCAAATAAACACATTAGTAGATCGACTAGACGTCACTATTGAAAAGTTAACAGAGGTATCATCAAGTGTTTCGCAGCTTCTCGCCGTGCAAGGTAGCAGACTAGATCAACAAGAAAAATCTAGCAACCAACTCTCATTACTGTTGGAGAAGCGCAAAGACGAATTTTCAGAGAGTGTTGAAATCTTGCACAAGCGCATCAATACAACAGAAAAAGATTTCAAGTTAGAACTTGAAAAATTAAACGAAAAAATATTAACTGAGATGAAAGCTATTCGTGAAGAAAGCAAAAACAATCACGCAGCTTTAAACAAAAAAATATCTGATATGGAAAAGTGGATGTGGATTGTCACAGGCGGCGCCATGGTTGTTGGTTTCTTATTATCAAAAGTCATCAATGTGAGCAAATTCTTCGGTTGACAATTCCTACAATGCCTGTATAATGCATATGCAGGTTTAAAGTATAGGATTATATTATGTCTTGGTTAGAACAAAAATACATCAATTTGATGTCTGGGCGTCTAGAACGCTTTAAACGTAAATCAGCAAATCTTTGGAACTTTCGCTGTCCCGTATGTGGTGACTCCGATAGCAATAAATCCAAAGCACGTGGGTATATTTACGAAAAGAAATCTAAGTATGTGTTTCACTGTCACAATTGCGGCGAAACACTTTCACTGAATAAGTTCATTAAGCACGTTGACAACAACTTGTATAATGAATATATTAAGGAATCGCTAGTAGAACAGGGTTTGCATAAACCTAGTGAAGTACAAGAGTTCGCTGTAAAGATGAAACCTCCTGTATTCCTTAAGGACAATGCGCCTTTAAAGGTTCTTAAAAAGATTTCACAATTAAACGCAGATCATCCTGCAAAACAATACGTTGTAAATCGTAAGATACCTACGCCATATCATGCGAAGTTATTCTATTGTGCAAAGTTCAAATCGTGGGTCAATTCTTTCATGCCTGATAAGTTTGAAGATACGACCTATGATGAACCTCGCCTGATTATACCATTCATTAATAAGGATGGTGTCATGTTTGGATTGCAGGGCAGATCGTTCAATCCGGACGATAAGCTCCGATATATAACAATCATGGTAGACGAAACCCAACCACGTTTTTATGGGTTAGACGCCATGAATTTATCACAACCAGTATATGTTTTTGAAGGTCCTATCGATAGCATGTTTGTTCCGAATAGTATTGCTAGTGCGGGTGGCGATGCTATGAGGGAGTTGAATATTTTAAATATTGACAAGTCCCCCTTTGTTGTTGTATATGATAATGAGCCTCGTAATCCGCACACAATCAAAAAGATTGATCGTGCTATTCGTGAGGGTTATAAGGTTTGTATATGGCCAAATTCTGTTGAAGAAAAAGACGTCAATGATATGGTTCTAAAACGAATCTATAAACATGACTATGTGCCTACCGAAAAGATAACCCGTATTGGTAATGATATTAAGGAAGTGATAGATACATGTACATTCGAAGGATTAGAGGCAACGCTAAACCTAAACAATTGGAAAAAGGTATCCATGGGACACTAGCACAACAAGAAATCGCTTACGCTTATCTAGAAGGTAAGCACGGTGCTCTTGATGATGATTGGGGTTTCTATATACACACTACACAAGAATACAAAAATAACCGTGAAAAGATGATGGCTTTTATTAAAGGATACAATGAGTATGAACGGCGTTAAATTGATTGCTATGACACAACCAACAATGGTCAATTCTTCTATGGATAGTGCAGAAGATTTGATTGCATACTGCGCTCGTGTATCTAATCCTGCCAATCAGGACAATCCTGATAGCGAAAGGTTGCTAAAGTATCTTGTGAAGAACAAGCACTGGTCGCCATTTGAAATGGTGCATGTTGTTATGGAAATAAACACAACAAGGGATATTGCTCGTCAGATTCTTCGTCATCGGTCATTCTCTTTTCAAGAATTTAGTCAGCGTTATGCTGCAGTGACTGAAATGCATCCTCCAAGAGAAGCACGCCTGCAAGATACCAAGAACCGTCAGAACAGCATCGAAATGGATGATGAAGAACTACAAGGACTGTGGGATGACATCCAACTCAATCTTCTTTTGGACGCAGAAGAAGCTTATAAGTGGGCAATAGAAAATGGCATCGCCAAAGAAGTTGCTCGCTGTGTTCTTCCTGAAGGTCTCACTATGTCACGGCTTTATATGTCAGGAACACTCCGTTCATGGATCCACTACTGTGAATTACGTATGGGGAACGGAACGCAGAAGGAACATAGATTAATCGCAGAACAATGTTGGGAACAGATCGTGAAGAAGTTCCCTTCACTTAAGAATGTATTAGAATAATAACCAATCAACCAGGAGCCGTTAATGTATATTGACACCAAGAAATTTCTATCCGACACAAAATTCTATGAAGGTTACGCTCGCTATGATGATGCAAAGCAGCGATACGAAACATGGGATGAAGCAGTCGACCGAGTCATGGACATGCATAAGGAAGTTTATGCAGATAAGATGAATGACAAACTTGCCGCATTTATAGATGAGGCAACCACTGCTTATAAAGAAAAGCGTGTTCTTGGTGCTCAGCGTGCCTTACAGTTTGGAGGTGATCAACTTCTAAAGCATCAGATGAAGATGTATAATTGCACATCATCTTATGCAGATCGTCCCGAGTTCTTTGGTGAGTTCTTCTACATTCTTCTTTGCGGCGCCGGTGCAGGTTTCTCAGTGCAAAAGCATCATGTTGCAAAGTTGCCAACCATTCAACCACGTACCAAGCAACCTAAGACACACGTAGTCGAGGATAGCATTGAAGGTTGGGCAGAGGCATTGGACGTCCTAATGTCATCATATTTCGCTGGCGGCGGCAAGCATCCTGACTTTGAGGGTCGTAAGGTTTATTTCGATCTGACAAATATTCGTCCAAAGGGTTCTAAGATTTCTGGTGGATTCAAGGCGCCTGGTCCTGAACCACTACGTCTTGCACTTGACAAAATTGAATATATATTACAAGGTATTGCTTTGTCCTCAAAGGGTGCTCGTTTGAGACCCATTCATGTTTATGATATTTGTATGCATGCTGCAGATGCTGTGCTGTCTGGCGGTGTTCGCCGTTCAGCAACAATCTGTTTGTTTAGCCCTGATGACGATGAAATGGCAAAGGCAAAGACAGGTAATTGGTTCATTGATAACCCACAGCGTGGGCGCTCTAATAACTCTGCCGTGATTGTTCGTAAGGATGCAACTCGTGAACAATTCCATGATTTAATGCAGAGCATTAAGCAATTCGGTGAACCAGGATTTGTTTTTGTCGAGTCAACGGAACATACCACCAATCCATGTGTAGAGATTGGAATGTATCCACAAATTGATGGCAAATCTGGTTGGCAAGGATGTAATCTTACTGAAATTAATGGTGGTATGTGCGTTGACGAAGAGTCATTCTATAAGGCCTGTCGTGCAGGTGCTATTCTCGGCACATTGCAGGCAGGTTACACGAACTTCAAGTTCTTGTCAGATGTATCAAAGCAAATCTTTGATCGTGAGGCTCTTTTAGGCGTTTCTATCACCGGTTGGATGAACAACCCCAAAATTCTTTTCGATGAAAAGATTCTAGAAAGGGGTGCAGAAATTGTACGACAAGTCAACAGAGAGATGGCTGCTCTTCTTCGTATTAATGCCGCTGCTCGCACCACTTGTGTTAAGCCTAGTGGCAACGCTTCTGTTCTTCTTATGACTGCATCGGGCATCCATGCAGAACACTCACCTATGTATATTCGTCATATTCAGTTGAATAAAGAAACAGAAGTAGCACAGTTAATCAAGAAGACCAATCCATATATGGTCGAAGAGTCTGTTTGGTCAGCGACTAAGTCAGATTACGTTGTCGCTTTCCCTGTTGTCGCTCGTAAGGGTTCGCTATACAAGGAAGAACTCATTGGCGTAAAGCATCTTGAACTTGTTGCAAAAGCACAAAAGCACTGGGTCAATGCAGGAACCAATGTAGAATTGTGCGCTGATCCTAACGTCCGTCATAACGTATCAAACACAATTATGGTTGATGACTGGGATGAAGTTGAAGAGTTTGTTTTCAATAATAGAAATTCATTTGCAGGTATCTCATTCATTAGTATGTCTGGTGATAAGGACTATGCACAGGCACCAAACACCAAGGTTATTGATGCTAAGGAAATCGTAAAGACATACGGAACAGGTGCTGTATTTGCATCAGGTCTTGTTGTCGAAGCGTTGAAGGCATTTAGCGGTTTGTGGATGGCATGTATGACTGCCAATGGTTACGGCGAAGATATTTCATCAGAAGATAACGTAAATCTATTGAAGAAAGATTGGGTTCGTCGTTTTGATAAGTATGCATTGAATTATTTCAATGGTGATAAGAAGCAAGCAGAATATTGCCTTAAGGATGTTTACAATCTTCATAAGTGGGAAAAGATTCAACAGAATCTAGTTGAAGTCGACTGGGTTGATCAGCTTGTAGAAAAGAAATTCATCGATATAGATACCATGGGTGCCGCTGCTTGCGTAGGTGTAGGCGGTGCCGAAGGTTGTTTAGTTTAAGGAGACAAACATGAGCTGGAAGGGTGGTTCAGAAATAATATCATTAATCATTTCAAACGTTAAAGATAAAATGGATTCAGAAGATCGTGAGACACTATATAAGGAGTTGATCGAATACTTCGAAGAAGCAGATTGTGATACACTATATGAGTGTTTGAAAGAAGACGCTGTATTTGATAAGGTCTATGGTGAGTATAGTTACTTTGCTCTTTCTGATGAAGAAGTAAAGGGTGAGGACTGGGACCCGCAAGGTCACGAAAACTTTTAATAAAACTCATAAATACTCCGAAAGGAGTATATTATGTGGTTATATGAGAATAAAGAATTTACGAGCGAAGAGATCGGTGACTATATAGGATTTGTCTATCTAATCACCGATCTTTCCAATAATAAAAAATACATCGGTAAGAAATTATTTGTCTCAACAAATAGATTGCCGCCGCTAAAAGGCAAGACAAGAAAAAGAGTTGTCAAAAAAGAATCTGACTGGAAGACCTATTATGGTTCTTCTGAAGAAGTTAAAGCTCTAGTCGAGCAAGGAATTTCTTTTAAAAGAGAAATCTTACATCTTTGTAAGACAAAGGGTGAGATGTCCTATATGGAAGCAAAACTGCAGTTTCAGTATGACGTTCTTCTAAGAGACGACTTCTACAATGCCTTTATTGGCTGTAAGATCCACGAAAAAACTGTAAAAGGCCTAAAAAATACCGGTTGACAATATTCCGAATAATATGCTATATTGGGTTTATCGCTGATTGACAGCGTGTTAACAAAACTGATGGAGAACTACATAATGTCGAAGACCCGTGATTTTCTTTCCGCTCTCAAGTCTGGCCAGCGTTTGACTGCTAAGCAGGCTATGCACCGTTTTGACTTCGTTAGCGAAGATGCGGTTCGGGCTCAGGTTTCCAAGCTTCGTTTCCAGGGTTATGCGATCTACGCTAATCGTGAGACCAATTCGAAGCGTGAGACCTTTACCAAGTATCGTCTTGGTACTCCGACTCGTGCGGTAATCGCCGCTGGGTATCGTGCGCTTGCCTCTGGTAATGCGTAATAAATAAGCGTGCGAAGCGGGAGAGCTATAATGGCTCTCCCTTTTATGCCCTCTTAGCCCAGCGGTAGAGGCAAGCGACTTAAAATCGCTCAAGGGTCAGTTCGAATCTGACAGGGGGTACCAAATTTCTTTGCGCTCATAGCTCAAAGGTTAGAGCTGACGGCTCATAACCGTCTGGTTCCAGGTTCGAGTCCTGGTGAGCGCACCATTTATGAGGTAAATTATAATGCTAATTGATTTTAGTACAAATGTTGAAATGGCAATTAATTATCCTCCGATTCCTGCTAAGAAACTTATTCCTACATGGTATAAGGATGTACCTCCTGATGTTGTATCTACAGAATTAGCAAAGGATGCTAAGTTTCGTATTAATAATAATCTTAATACGACTAAAACTATTAAAGGTTGTCAGCCAGTTCTAGATTATATGTCTACGGGATATATTATTCGGGCACATGCTCAGATTTTAATCACTCCTGAGAACTTAGGAAAACCTTTCGTTGATGGTCAAAAAGATTTCTGGTGGCAAAGCACTGTTGCAAGGCTTGAAGCTCATTCTTACACTCAATGTCCTGTAACAATGGATGGCAACAAAAATCGTTACATGAAGTACATGAACCCATGGATCATCAAAGTTCCTGTTGGTTATTCATGCATGTTTTATCAACCTCATTATTTCTTGGAAGAACGATTTAAGTTTATGCCTGGCATAGTCGACTGTGATACATATGATAGTATCGTTACTTTTCCTGGATATATTAAATCAAAAGAAACTTTTATTATTGAACCTGGTGATCCTTTGGTAGTTGTTGTTCCTTTCAAGCGTGAATCTTGGGGACATACGATTACGAAGCTTACAGATCAAGAGATGCAAAATACTATAAAAAAATCTAAATTAAATCATTATATGTTTGAAGGATATAAAAAGCTCTTTCATAAAAAGAAAGATTTCAATTGATAATAGGCGTGGGTGTTGGTACACAAGAGCGGCTTATACTCGCTTTAGCACTAGATTGGTGTTCTCGACTGGGTTCGAATCCTAGCACGCCTACCAGTTTCTAAGGATATATAATGAAGAAGATTAATGTAGAGCAACATTGGAAGATTGAACTGCAGAAACTTCGCTGTTGGATTGGCGGGTTTCGTGCAGGTAGGACTCTTCCCGGTTCCGTTAATCTAGAAAGTTATGTTCCTGGTGAAGATGTACTGCGTCAAATTATATTGGCGATTGATGATGCAAAGGAAACTAAGAAGTAAGCGAGTATGGCGAAACGGTAGACGCAGTTGACTCAAAATCAACCGGGAAACCATGGGGGTTCGAGTCCCTCTACTCGCACCATATCATAGGAGAACCATATGTATCGTTGCTTTCTTTCTAATTTCGGATATTTTCTTGACGGAGAATTTAAGACAATAAAGGAAGCAGCGGACTATGGTCGAAGTAAAGGCTTTGAATTTCTCATCTATGATGATAAGACAATTGTCGCCGTGGTAAGTGGAGCAACCCTTTCCGTTCACATTTGCCATTCAGAATATCACAATGTAGCGTAGGATATAAAATGAAACATTATGTACGAATTGTCTTGAATTTAATCTTCATTTTGTTTAGTATAGGATTTGTAGGCCCGTTACTCGTATCCGCTGCAGATGACATCTTAGTAATCGGCGGAATACTTTACATTACTCTTATCGTGCCTGCAGTTCTTTATTACATCAACCGTAATTATGTTAAGAATATCGTGGAGAAGTTTTGATGATTTCTAATCTTAAGAAGTTCCTTGCACTTGGTCTTGCGGCTGGTGCTCTTGCTGCATGTTCTACAGTTCCTGCTGGTCACGTTGGTGTCAAGGTATATCTCCTTGGCGGATCTAAGGGTGTAGATAGTGAAGAACTTGGTGTTGGCCGCTATTGGATCGGCATGAACGAGCAGCTTTATATCTTCCCAACCTATATGCAGAATTATACATGGACCCGTGAACCCGATGCAACGGGCACTGAAGACGAATCTATTTCGTTTCAGACAGTTGAAGGTATGACTGCTAATGCTGATGTTGGTATCTCGTATCAGTTGGATCCTACAAAGATCAATAAGATTTTCCAAACGTATCGTCGTGGTGTTGACGAGATCACTGATACTTTCCTTCGCAACATGGTTCGTGACTCGCTTGTTAAGCAAGCATCTACGAAGCCTATTGAATATATCTATGGTGCAGGTAAGGCAGAGCTAATGGCTGCTGTACAGGCAGATGTGCAAAAGCAGGTTGAAGCAATCGGTATCAAGATCGACAAGATCTATTGGATTGGTGAAATTCGTTTGCCGCAGACAGTTATCGACTCAATCAATGCTAAGAATGCTGCAACACAGATGGCGCAGCAGCGTCAGAATGAAGTCGCTCAGGCCCGTGCAGAAGCAGAAAAGAAAGTCGCTGAAGCAAAGGGTGAAGCAGAATCTGTTCTTTTGAAGGCAAAGGCACAGGCAGAAGCAAATCGTGAACTTGCTTCATCTATCACAGATGAACTCGTGCAGTATCGTGCACTTGAAAAGTGGGATGGTGTGCTTCCTCGTATGACTGGCAATAACGCCGTTCCGTTTATCAACGTTGATCCGAAGGTAGGTCCATAATGATGAAGCAAACTACAAATTTCCAAAAGGTCGGAGAGTTCATGGAGGCCTTTGGTCAGGAGTGCAAGGAAACTCCTGACTTTCCTTCTGAAAAGATTATTGAACTGAGAGATAAACTTATCAATGAAGAATTTGAAGAATATCGCAAAGCTGTTGCTGAGCGTGATCTTACTGGGATCGCTGACGCTCTTAGTGATCTTCTCTATGTTGTATATGGTGCAGGTCATGCATACGGCATTGATCTCGACTTGACATTTAATATCGTTCATGATAGTAATATGTCAAAGTTAGGCCCTGACGGTAAACCTATGTATCGTGAAGATGGCAAGGTTATGAAGGGTCCTAAGTTCCATGAACCAGATCTATCTGTAATTTTTAAGTGAGGTAACATGCCACATCCGTCAAAGAATCGTCCTCGTAAGGGACGCCGTAAGGTTGGTTCAAAGAAGCGCCGTAATGCATCCAAGAATCGTAAGAAGTAATTTCTTCTCAA